TGCTGCAATGCCGCTTTCGATTTGAGTGCTTCACCCGGAACCGCCAGGCGATCACCGAGAATTCTTAATGCCTCTTCAAAATCCACGATGTCAAGAATATCCGGAGCAAATTGGGCCGCCTGGCCAAGCATACCAAACCACTGTGTTATAGCTGAAACGTCACTAAGTTTTTGTGCCTTGGCCAAGCTCCCAACGAATTCGACATCGATTTCATTGAGCCCGTGCAATGCTTCCGGAGGAGGAGGAAACAGCCCGGTCCTGAAACCAATGGCGAACGTACGAATTACCAGCGGATTAAGCACCTCGGATTCAAAACGTGAAACCGTGGGGCCTAACATACGCTGAAACTGATCCCTTAATTCAATAACTTCTTGCGCGGTCATGTTCGGTTTTTCCGGCATGATCAACTGATCCGCCATGAACATGGACCGGATACCGCGTTTGAGTTCATCCCCTTTTAGATTGGTGAGATCAAAGCGGCCTTCGAATGGTAAAAATTTAATGCGTTCGGGTTCGCGTGAATAATTAATCGCTCCTGGAATAAGTTTAAAAGCGCCGACTATTCCCTGGTGCGGTGCGATCAGTGGCGGATCGACTGCCTTGTTGAGTGCGCGTAGTTCGAGCTCGCGGATCTTGTTTAAAACTTTAATGTCGGCCATGGCAACATCGGCCGGGGACCTTCCCCAGAGCTCGCCGGATTCCTTGGCAAACCTTCCGATGGCATAAGGAAATTCGTTGTATCCACTCTCGGCAACTTTTTCTTTACCGTGTGAAAATATATCGATTGAGGTCCATGCTTTGGTTTCTTTACCGCGGCGTTTTTTCGAATAGTAATCCTCGGCCGGAAGCACCACGCGGAGAAAATCATATTCTTCATCGGGTTTTTCCTGGGCGGCTTCGCGTACGACCTCGGGCAAATTCTTCAACCCGAATTGCTGGGCGGCTTGCCTGGCACTTAACTTGTATTCCCAAAATAATGTATCAGGTACACCACGCCGGTCCTCGGCAAACACAAATTCACCAATCGGCATGGATTTATAAATGATCCCGTTAAAGTTTGGATGGGTCAGGTCATCTTCATCGACCATGATGCAGATGGTACCGAATGAAGTGTAATCCAAAAATGCCTCACCGATCACACTGTAGAAATTACTAGTGTGCATGGTATAGAACATTTTTTCACTGACTTGGTTGAACCATGCCTGAACTGCCGGATCATCATTAAGCTCTGCCATTCGGTGAGCTTCGGGGATCTTCAACTTGTACCAGATCACTGAACTCGGGCAGAGGGAGTTCTGCATCGATAATGCAAGGAGTCTATTCGCTTCCGTGGCCGTAGAATCAAATCTCTTATTGGTCAGCGGTTGGCCGAACTGATGAATTGACGAATCCACTTTGCCTTTTCTCGGTCGAATATAATCCCGGACATCTCTGAAAAATGGCTCCCATTGGGTGCGCCGTTGTTTCAGTTTATCGTGTCGCTTGATCAACGAAATAACATCTGGCATCTAGTCTCCTAACAATTTTTTCTTATAAGCACTCGCCTCGGATGTATCGCCTAAAGCCCCTGTCATAATGGTTGATCTTCGTCCCTGACGTTTCCTCGCCAGGATTGCCATGCGTTCCTCTTTTTCCTCGGCCGATCTGTCAATCTCTTTCGGCGGCTCGGGCGGCGGAGGCGGCTCGGGAACCGGTTGCATCACAATCGGTTTGGGCGGCGGAGGTAAGGGGGGAGGACTTGGCATTTTTGGCGGCGAAAAAATAAAACCCATTTTTTTTACTCCTTTAGTATTCTTGGTTAAAGGTAAATAAAACCTAATCGAATTGGCAATCAAAATCCTAGTGAAATGTTAAATTTTCTTACGAATTAAAAATATCGTAATCATTGAGGGTTTGAGTCTGTTTCCGGTTGGTATCTTCAAACCCGTCCAGGTAATAGGCATTCGAACATTCCATCAGTGCATCTACCCCGTGCGAGCTCCAATCATGGACCGGCGAGGAAAAGGTCCGGGTCTTGTCATTAAATGCCTTATGATAATTCCTCAATGCCGCAATCCCCACTTTGCATTTTACCTGGTCAAACCAGCAACGGCCTAGATAGCGCCGGAGCGAATCGATGGATTCCATCTTGTCAATCTTTTTGCCCACTATAAAATCAATCCCGAGGTTAAGCGCCGTGTCACGCCTGGATCTTCCCGTGGAAAATTCCCGAACCTCGATGTCATGCGGTGCATGATGCCGATCATAAACATATTCCTTGCTCCGGAGTAACTGGATGTAATGAACCAGGCCCTCACCGGAATTTTCATAATAATCAATCAGCCTGGTTTCGTTACCGACATGCTGCGCGAACCAAATCGCATTGGCGTCCGCAAGTCCCAGATCCCAGTAAGTTGAAACCGGGATCTCGGGTTCATAAGCCACCTGGGTAATTCTCCCTTGTTCCAGGGCGGATTCCATTTCACTGGCAAAATACGCCCCTGGCAATGCCGATTGAAAGCTACAATAAAATTCCTGGGCAACCATTTCTTTGCTCATACCGGATTTGCGTTCCTCTTCGACATCCGCATCGGAAATCAGGCGCTTGCCGTCATGATCCACCGTATCATCAACGGTTAGAAACGATGCGAACCATTCATCATTATCCTTGGCCATGTTATATAAATCGTAACCGTGATTCTCGCCCCAGGGCGTGTAGGCAAAAATCGCCCAACCCTCGTTCTCCCGGAGGATTGGGCGGATCGTATCCCATACCGCCGGGCTCATTCTCGAATACTCTGAAAAGATAACGCCGACCGGGTTGGTTCCTCTAAGGTAATCCATACCCTTATCCGTTCCGACCACCTGGTAAATAGAATGTCCCTTTTCCCCCTTGACCTCGACCAGCATTTCCTGGTCGTTTTTCCGGGCAATGATCTGTTTCGGGAAATGGTCCATGTAGGCAATCCCGTTTTTTCCGATTCCTTCGTATATGGCTTTTCGACCCTGCCGACCAGTGGGAAACAGGTGATAATAGGATCCGGGCCTTTGCAGCATTTGGTCGATCATTACGTTAAGGCTTGTGCAGTCTTTTCCGGCCCTTCGATGCCAGGTTAGGACCAATCGCTTTACGCCCAGTTCCATCGCCAGCCAGACCGGCTTTTGATAGGAACGCGGCCGGTATAAGTGAGGTATCGATATGTTTGACATCTATTGCCTCCAGCATGTTTTGTCGTACCAGCGTGATTGTTTGATCCACGGCAACATCCATCGCTTTCTTTTTCGGATGCAAACAGGAATTGATCTCGATGGTCGCACGGATCCTCTCCCTCCATGGAATATCCTTATTCTCCGCGACCGCGATCAGCCAGCTTACCGGATTGAATCCCTTTTTCTTGCAGAGGTCATCAATCTTGTCCTTTTCCATCTTGTTGATGTGCCCACGGGTTTTTACTTTTTTCCCCGTGTCTTTGAATTGACCCTTGCTATCGCGCTCCATTGTAAACCTCCGCTTGTGCGTTGCATTGTTCGAGGATACTTTGAAGCTCGATGATGTACTTGGTCAGATCAATAAAATTGTTTTCCGATAAAATAAAATCAGTCCCGGAAGGTACCGGAGCAATGACCGGCTGATCCGGGAGAATAAAGGTTTCAAGGTTTCTTTGAACCGTTTTTGTGCAACCCCCAAAAACGCAAAATGCGATCACGATTAAGACCGCGGATTTCTTTTTTATATTTCGCATTGATCTCCTTAATTTTGTTCCTGGCCTCATTGCTTTTAATATTGCCTTCAATGAGGGTATCAAGTGCGGCCATTTTCTTACCATGGCGATAGGCAAAGAAAAACACGCCGACAATAAAAAGTACCGCGCCGGAAATCAGGGTAATAGTCATTTAATGTACATCCATGCGGCCATTGCCCAGCCGAACAGAAATGTTGCCAGGTATTTAATGAACGGTGTCATCATTTTTTTCTCCTGTTCATGGATTTACCCATGATGGTTAAATTTTTTCTCGCATTGTTGCGCGGATTATTGTCCTTATGGTGTACATCCTTACCATCCCCCTTTGAAGCTTTCCCGGCGTTGACCATTTTCCGCCGCGCCTTGTTCCGGGAGCTCCTATTTTTAAGCTGCTTCGGACGGGATTGGTAATTATCGTATTCTCCCCGGTAGTCCCTGGGCATTACTTAGACATGCCGGCGCGAACGCTGGCCATTCCACCAAATCCCAACATCATGTACCATTCTTTCGGTGCCATCCACCAGCCATTCATTTCACAAAATAAACTGGCAACCGCGACAAAACTCAAGATAAAAGTTTTTTTACCTTTAAATCCGGCCATAATTTCATTCATTTTTGTTGCTCCCTGTTAATAGGTTGTTTATGAGTGTGTGTCATCATTTCATCCGCAATAATGAAAGCATCATTGCAATGCTGGATGATAGGATATTTGTGCATATCTATGCCGTACTTGGCAATCAATCCTTGCAATGCGTGGGCGGCGAATACATTTCTCAGTGAGGTTCCACGCCGTTCTTTGATTTCCGCCATTATTGGAGCTCCAATTCTTTGAAAGATTGCCACACCCAGGGCTGCCACTGCTCGCCTTCATAACGGTAGCCCGTGGGTTGTTTCAATAACGTGTATTGTTCCGGAATTGTGGTTGTATTGGTTTCCATGACCCATAAATGTGGGCCGGGTTCTTCCCAGGTTATTGCCGTGCATTCGGGGATCATCTGCGTGTACAGAACCGGGTGAGCAAAATAGAGTTTGCCGCGGTCGGTTTCGAATTCCAGGACAATACCAAGGGAGCGATGGACATCCCAGCTTAGTGCCGTATCCGGCAGAGGGAGGGCCGGACGATCTTGAGCAAAGACGGAGGAGGAAAAAACCGTCAGCAAGAAAATAAGGAGCCAGGATGCCCACCAATATTTCATCTCAATTTTTCCCGAGAATGTCCGGAACAAAAAGATTTTTGCCGGATAGAAAATAATACGGGAGCGGCCCCAGTGAATATTTCTGTTTAACCACATCCGTACATTCACAAGACTGACATGTAAAAAGCATTTTATTTTTCATGCTATCGACCAGTACCGTTTCCGATTTACAAAAAGGACACTGGAATTCATTATTATTTGGGAACATCTTTCCCGTAATAATCCCATATGACGTTCGGCGTTTTATTGATATGATCCAGATCGGCATGAATAAAGCCATCGCCGAAACCAAACCGGGTGAAATGCTGGATCAGGTGTCTAAACAATCCATAGCGTTCGCGTGAACTATTCACCCGAATATCGATGGCGAGCCCTACCAGGTGAGAACTACTTGGTTTGGATTTCAACTCCGCATTATGTTTCTGACAACGATAAGCAGAATTAATATAAATCGGTTTGCCATACTCACAACGGACTGCCTCGATTGCCTGGAGGACATCGTTCTCCATCTTCATGACACCGCAGCATGGGCAACACATTTCTTTGCGACTAAAGTGATTTGTCAGCTTCACGGATTCTTTCAATTTTTACGCACCCAAAGCTGGTTTGCTTCGGAACCTCCAAGACAAGCGCCCTCTGGATCTCCTCGACACACTCGGATTTGGTTTGGTAATTTCCGAGGATGTCAACCGTTTCCACTTCATAAGGGGCACTGAAAATAATCATTAATAAAATCCACATCTTGACCAAAATGTATCAGACGGCTAATTTCTTGGCATTCTTAAAATTGTTGTCAAGCATTTTATTTTACCGAGAATTCAAGGGGAAAAGGCGTACCGGATATTAAGATTCTGGAAGGTGTGCTCTAATAGATAACTAAGGGATATCTTGAAGATCACGAGTTGATGGTTTTGACTTTGGTTTTAGAGATTTTGAAGTTAAATATTTCTTTCTTTTCTTTTTTCTTTTTGGTTCTTTTTCTTTTTTCTTTTCTTTCTTTATTAATTTTTTTTAATCCGGTACATGGGGTTGGGAACCTGGGGGTTTTGCGCCGGATTTCCGGAATTTTCCGACTTGGGTCTTGTGGGAGATTCCACATGCCGAGCTCCCCAACGTTAATCACGCCCCCCCCACTTTTCGGGTATCGCCTTTTCAGACCCCCCCGGCCCAAAAAAAAAGACCCCTGGGGGGGGTATCAGGTCACAAACTCACCACATCGGACCGACTCGAGCCTCTGTAAATGCTTGTATCTAAAGTATTCTAGGAATGATCTAACAAAACTCGGAGAATTGTGAGGCATCAATCCCAAAAGTGGGACGAGGCCGAGGCTTTGCCCATACCATGAAGCGGAAGATCCAACCCTATCCAAATAGTCCCATTAACATCAGCTTCGAGGATTCACAAAGAGATACCATTATGTTTGCCCGTGCATAACGGTGTGTTATTCAACCGGCTCCAAACTATTAAGGTGATATGTCTTTTCCTTATTTTGGATATACAGAGTGATATCATCCCCCCATGTTTCAGCTTGTATATCAATATTTAGCACCCAACATAATTCGTATATTTGAGCAAGAACTCCACATATAGTATCTTCTATAATGCCATCGTCATCGCTTTCACACTCCACGCGGATTACTAACTCCTCATGTTGTTGACATAATTTATCCAATTTGCGGAGAATTGCTTTGTGCGGTCGCATCTTGCTTGGGGAAGGAACCTTGTCTATTTGTCTATAAAGCATAGTGACCTCCATTCATAGTGAATAACGGGATCACCTTACCACTCGCCAAGAACTTGTCAACTACCTTTTCACATCGATCCCCTTGCGCTCATAATACCAGAGCGCCATCAGCCCGAATGCCATCTTAGCCAGGTGAGGTTCCTTCCGGTCCCCTTCCAGCCACTTGTGCCAATGCTCGAACATATGATTGATCACCACGCTTTTAGGCATGCCGGATTCCCAATTGCCATCTGTTCCAGGTGCGCCGTGACTCTTGACACCTTCATCCATAACCATGGCGAGCTCTCTAATGAATCCCCATTTCACCAAATCGTAGCGCACCGGAGCTATTGGGTTCCTTGTAGCTCCCGTTGAATATTTCTCTTTGTTGTTCATCGTTTCCCTCTCATTAACTTGTTGATTCTACTAACGTAAAGCACGAATATCACCATATCTGCCAATAACAGTCCGTAGAGATGCTGGACAAATATGATGTACAGCCAGAATGCCTGGCTGGCCAATCCGGTGAAACATCCATAAATCTGGTAGCGATTCCACCAGGTCGCATGTGAAAGCAAATAAATCGTTATGATAGTCAGTACGCTGGCCGTGAGCTCAATGAAGATCATGTTCGCCCTCCGCCCGTTCTGCCTCTTCGATTGCCTGGACAATCCGCTCGAGCTTGCTGTTATATGTATCGAACAACTTGTTCATCTCGAGGATCAGGCCGGTCATCCTTGCCACATGATCGGTGAGTTCATCCACTTGGTCCGCCAGGTTCTTGTCAGTCATTGTCATCCTCTTCAAAATGTACGCAACCAAACAGGGGTCCGGTGTAGATCCCGGATTCCCAGCCATCCTCGCCCATGGTCCCAAATCCATCCCTCCAATCAGGAATTGTTTTCAGGCACATCCCCATTTTGTTATCCGGTTCTTGCCAGTACCGACAATCCTTGCAATGTCCCATCACGCCTCCTCAATGGTTACGCCGTAAACATCCTTGACTTGTTTCACCTTCAACTTATACATGTCAGTCTTGAATCCCTTGACATCCACAAATCTCACCTCGCCGTCTGCCAGAAACTCGGCGAAATCGCAGACATACCGGATATTCCCAGGTAAATGAAATGGCACTTGTCTTAAGAAAAATAGAACTAACCCGGCGGCTTGCCGCAGCTTTAGATCAGCATAATATTGAGCCTCCTTTTTACTGGCAAACTTAATCCCATCGAGCTCGGTCGGCTTCGCATTGAACTTGTGCCGGAATCTTTGAATCTTCATTTCTTCTCCTTTTGTTTCATTTCCTTTTCCCACAACTTTTTCTGACGCACGGTAATGGGTGCCCATTTCACAATCGCACTGGATAATATATCAGTTCGCTCAACTAACAAATCGATGCGCTGGCTCTGAAGATCAAGGCGCTCACTGTTCGCCACAACACTCTTGGTTGCCTCTTCCATGTGAATTGCAACTTTTCCCAGTGTGGCAGCAACCTTGTGCATATCTTCATCAAGATCATGCATTTGGTCATGGATAACCCTCAACATTTGCGTTTGATTCTTTTGTTTTTCTGCCCAATAACTTTGATTCATATCATGTCCTCGAATTTTTGATTGCCTTCTGAATAAACACCACAATTCCTGTCGAACTTAAGCCTAACCACGCCAAGCTCACCATCCACGCCGGCATCCCTCACCTTTTGAATGTGGACCTCGACATCCGCCTCCGGATCATGAACATGCCGGAAAATTGTCCAGCATAAATCCGCCATGTTAAAAAAGTGAGCGCTCCCTGATATGTCCCACGGCCGCGGCACCACATAGGATCCATCCTGGGCCCTCTCCATCTTCTTTGGATGGGCGATTAACCACACATGGATGCCATACACTTTGGCAAAATATGTCAGCTTATTTAGCGTTTCGGCTACGTACTCGGTTTCGCTCCGGTGCGGTTTTCTGGAAGCCTCGAGCTTGTTCCAGGGATCAATGACCACGCCCCTGACATTATCCTTTTGCCGGATTAATTGTTTTGCGCGTGATAGTATCGAATCGATGTCCGGCTGCGCTTCCTCCGGTAAAATGAAATGGAAATGCTGGTTGATGTTCCTAACCGCGACCATGGCCTCGTCCTCGGTCATCCGATCCGTTGAATCCTCGGCGAATCCTTTACCGGTCCAGATCTGGATCAGATTACGAACGTGGTGTTTCGGGCTGGCATACTCCGGGGAGAATACGGCAAACGACCAACCGGCCGACCTTGCGATATTGCACATGATATTATTGAGCAGCGTGCTCTTGCCATGGTTCGGGATTGCCGTGCCAATCGATAGACAACCCGGCGAGATCCGCATCTTTCTGCCAAGTCCCATGCCAGGGTCCACGCCTTGTTTCACGCCATGCCGGTAGAGATCCTTGAGTTCTTCAATATATTCCTCCGGCGAGTGCACCCCTTCAATCGGCCAGGGTTCGGCAGCATCCAAACAGGCGCGAACTTTTTCCCGGTTAAATTTTAAGAGAGTATCATTGGCATCGTTACAGTCATCCGGCCATGTCACCTTGAAACACTTGTCTTTGCCGATCCGCCTGGCGAGCTCTTCGACCATCTTTCGCCCAGGTGCATCCATATCCCCGGCCAGTAGAATTTTAGAGGGAAGCTCCAGCGCACGTTCCGAGCTCTTTAAAAATTGATAGGAGTTGGACCCGTTATCGACCGAGCAATGGACCCGGTCCGGATCACAAATATCCCCGGTCAACTTGTCGATCTCTCCCTCATAAATCACCATTTCAGCGCCCGATTTTATTTGGTCCAGGTCCCACAGTACATGTTCACAATTCTCTTCCTGGGAGTACCTTTTTTGCCGGTCGCGGTACCTTAAGTTAGCAATCTCGCCATCCTTCCGGTAGATGAACATGATCTTTTTACGTTCGGGTGAGTAGCCGACAATCTCCGGCCGCAATACCGATTGATCCAAACCGCGCTCTTGAAAAA